CGGTGGTCGCCGTATCATTACTGTTTCTTTTTACCCCAAAAACGACTCAAACAGCCACTATCGACTTGAACAGGATGAGAACCAGTCATGACGGCTGAAATCGTCTCTATCGGGCTGCAATCGGCTGAGGTAGGGGTAACAGAAGTACGATATGGCTCCCAGACTCCTAGAATCCGGTCAAAGCCTAGTGATCTACCTACCCGGGGCGATGAGATGATTCAATTCTGCATCGACATCGGATTCCCTTTGCTCCCATGGCAACAGCAATTAGCTCGAGACTGCCTTCGCTACAAGGCCGATGGCCGTTGGCTACATCCACTCATAGGAATTATGTTGCCACGCCAGCAGGGCAAGTCGACCTTTATGGCGCTACGAATCTTGTTTGGAATCTATGTGCTGGGCGAGAAAATGCACTTGGCCACAGCTCATAAGTTAACTACCTCATCAGAAATTTTCTTTAAAGTCTCGGAGATAATCGAGGGCTCTCAATTACTGCTGGATAACTTTGCAAAGAAGTATGAATCTAAAGGATCGCAGGAGATTCGGTTTAAGAATAAGGCTCGCTACCTAATCAGAGCCGGTAACTCAGCTGCTCGAGGTATTGCCGCACCCGATGTAATCCACATTGACGAGTTGCGTGAATTCGATACCGAGGATGTTTGGTCATCAATGCGATTTACCCAGATGTCCAATCCAAACCCGCAGGCCTATGTCTATTCCAACGCTGGCCATGCCAATTCAGTTCTATTGCATAAATTTAGGGAGCGCGGCCTTGCAGCTAGTGAAGGAGCCGATGATTCTATTGGCTGGTTCGAGTGGAGTGCTGAACCCGGAGCCGAGATAACCGATAAAGAAGCTTGGTATCAATCTAACCCTAGCCTTGGACATACAGTCCATGAGGATAATATCAAGGACAGTTTATCGGATCGTGAGGACATTTTTAGGACAGAAATCCTTTGCCAGTTCGTCTCGATGATTAACCCAGTCATCTCAGAAGCCGAATGGAAAAAATGTAAGGTCGATAACCTGCCTCAGTTAAATGTCGAGGTCGATACTTGGATGGCCATTGATTTAAGTCCGGACAGAAAACACGGAAGTCTCGTTGCTGGCCAAAGAATTGACGGCGATAGGTTTATGGTCAGCCTTCTCCATACATGGTTTAACCCAGTCAATCTCGATGATAAAGAGATGGCTAACGATATTGCTTACTGGGTGCGTAAGTTCCCGGTCAATGCCGTGGCCTATAGCAAGTCGACAGCCTCAGCAGTTGCAGCTCGATTAGCGCCAGCCGGAATCCCTATCCATGAGATTACAGGGCAGGAGTATCAGCAATCTTGCGATGAATTCGTTTCAGCAGTTTCTAGCCTTCGCCTTGCTCATTCGGATCAAGAGGAATTAACTAAGCAAGTGTTAAGCGCTGTTAAATTAACTCGAGGCGATGGCGGCTGGGTTATGGGGCGTAAAGCTTCTGGAATTGTGTGCGGAGCAGTTGCCTCAGCAATGGTTACTCACTTTGCGACACGCGCTGAATCTGAAGTAGACATTCAGGTAGGATAATGTCTAGACAGTAGCGTATAATATGTCCAATGGGAATCCGGGACATTTTTACATCATCTAAGCCAGCAATCGAGCTTACAGTCGATGCCGCTTCTACCCCTGCGCCGTTTAACAACACGGCTTCATTTAATCCTTTCGTATTCACACAATCTGTAGCTTCTCGCCAGCAAGCAATGGCAGTTCCAACTATTGCAAGAGCGCGTAACATCATCTGTTCTACTCTTGCAGCTCTACCACTCGAGCAATACTCAAAGGTCGATGGATCACACATGGGAACACCCGGAGTTATCAATCAGCCAGACCCACGCGTTCCCGGTTCAGCAATTTACGCATGGCTCGCAGAGGATTTATTATTTCATGGCGTTGGCTATGGACAAGTTATGGAGCAGTACGGAGACACAGGCAGAGTTCGAGCATGGACTCGAGTAGCACCAGATCGCGTAACAACTAAACTTAATAACAATCAGACAGAAATTGTCGGTTATCAAGTAGACGGCTCAGTAGTTCCAACTCAAGGAGTCGGTTCTCTAGTAGTGTTCTATGGCCTCGATGAAGGATTACTTAATCGTGCAGGCCGCACGATTCGCGCAGCTCATGCCCTCGAGCAAGCAGCCGAAACTTTCGCTAAAGAGCCAGTACCTCTACAAGTTCTTAAGTCAAACGGCACTAACCTTCCAGCAGAGCGAATCTCAAAGCTTCTCGAATCTTGGAGAACTGCTCGCCTTACAAAGTCAACAGCGTTCCTAAATGCTGATGTTGAATTGCAGGCGTTGGGCATCGATCCAGCCAAACTACAGCTGAATGAAGCTCGTCAATATGTCGCTCTGGAATTGGCTCGCGCCTGCAACCTTCCTGCATACTTCGTAAGCGCAGAAACTACCAGCATGACCTACTCCAACTCTGTTTCGGAGAGGCGTTCCCTCATAGATTTCAGTATGAAGCCGATTTTAGCAAGCATCGAACAGCGTTTATCTATGCCGGACTTCTGCCCTTCAACTGGTGAGATTCGATTTAGCCTAGATGAATTCCTGCGCTCAGATGCGCTACAGCGCGCTCAGGTATATGAAATTCTTAATCGCATTGGTGCTATGAGTGTTGAACAAATCCGCGAGCAAGAGGATCTAATCGATAACAAGGAGAACGCATGAAAATAACAATGCCAGTCGCTATTACAGCGGCAGATGCAGAATCTCGAATCATTGCAGGCCGCATTGTTTCATGGAACGCTGAAGGCAATACTTCAGCAGGCCGCACAATGTTTAAGCCGGATTCAATCACCATGTCTAAGAACACCAAGCTTGTTCTCCAGCATGATACTACTCGCCCTCTTGGAAAGTTAGTTTCTTTCGAGCAAGATGCAGAAGGCATTACAGCAGAATTTAAGATCGCTAAGACAACAGCCGGTAACGATGCCCTCGAGGAAGCTGCAACTGGCCTTCGCTCAGATTTCAGCGTTGGCGTAGATGTCGAGTCATGGGATAACTCAAACGGAGTTATGGCTATCAGCGCATCCAACCTCATCGAGGTCAGCCTTGTCACAGACGGCGCTATACCCGGAGCCGAGGTCGCAAAGGTCGCGGCTGAGGACACAGAAATTTCTGAGACAGCTCAGAAAGAAACACAATCAACTACAGAAGGAGAACAAGTGTCAGACACTACCGTTCCAGAAGTTGCTCCTGCCGCAGAAACGGTAGAGGCTGCAAAGGTTGAAGTTAAGGCTGCAACAGCACCTTATATCTCAACAACTGTTCGTAACCCAATCGTTGATAAGGCTTCTTATCTCGAGCACTCAGTCCGCGCTTCACTAGGCAACGACACATCAAAGATGTATGTAGCAGCCGCTGCAGACGTCACAGATAACGCAGGCTTGGTACCTACACGCCAGCTAACTGAAGTAATCAACGGCATTTCAAACGCTGATCGCCCATTCATTGATTCAATCTCTCGCGGAGCTCTACCAGATGCTGGTATGTCTTTCGAGATTCCTAAGATCACAGTTGCTCCAACAGTTGCAGTCGCATCTGAAGGCGGAACACCATCAGAGACAGACCAGAACGCAGCGTTTGTAACTGTCAATGTTCAGAAGTTTATTGGACAACAGACATTCTCACTTGAGCTTCTAGATCGCTCATCACCAGCGTTCTTTAATGAACTCGTACGCCAAATGGAATACGCATACGCAAAGGCTACAGATAACGCAGTTGCAACAGCAATGGTCAACGGCGGAACAGACGGCGGAAACCGCGCAGCACTTACAACAGGTGCGCTTGTTGCAGACTTCGTGTCAGATGCAGCAGTTTCTATCTACAAGGGAACTCTTGGATTTGCCCAGAACATCTGCGTATCTCCAGAACAATGGGGCGCTCTAATGGGCTTGGTCGATGGTTCAAATCGCCCAATTTTCCAACAGACAATCAACCCACAGAACGCTGGCGGAACTCTAACTGCAACAGCAATTCGCGGAAACCTTCTAGGACTTAACCTTCGAGTATCACGCGCTCTAACAGATGGTTCAGGCCTCGGAGATAACTCACTTATCGTTATCAACCCAGATGCTTACACCTGGTACGAGTCACCACGCCTATCGCTCCAGACAAACCTCATCTCAACAGGTCAGGTTCAAGTTGGATACTACGGCTACGGCGCAACAGCAACAAAGCTTGGCGCAGGCGCTTACCGTTTCATGGTTGCGTAGTCACAAACTAATCATGGGGGGGCTGCTGCTCCCGGTGGCTCCCCCAGTCGTTTAACAGAGAGGATACAGAGATGGCATCGATAGTCACCGTAGCAGAGCTAAGGTCAATCCTTGGCGTCTCTGTATCCCTTTATAGTGACGCATATCTAACAGATGTGATAGATACCGCTGAGGCCGTAATTTTGCCTATGCTGGTCACATACGCATCACCTATATCCCGTGTTGAACTCCAGGATAATATTGCTTATTACACAGTACTAGGCGAGAACAATTTTTCAGAAGGTCAGAGCGTAGTTATTACAGGCTGCGGAACCCCATTTAACGGAACCTTTACGATCTTGGAATCTAGCAACTATGACATTGATACTTATGTCATGAACTCTAATTCCCGCGTATTCGTAGATGGCGTTTATCGTGACTTTAACGGATTCTTTACAGTCTCAATCACTAACGCAGACATCGATGGCCGTAATGTCATTCCTTCAGGCAAGGCAACTCTTTCAGGCGCAGCTACTTATGTCGGAGTCAGCGCAGTCGAGTCAGCAGTCCTAGCCGTGTCAGTAGAAGTATTCCAGTCTCGTATTGCTCCTGGTGGACAGATCGAGGGAATCGACTTTACTAATGTGAGCCCTTATCGTCTCGGGCGCAGTCTCTTTAATCGCGTATCAGGACTCTTAGGGGCATACATCGACACCGATTCAATGGTGCAATAATGCCTAACACAATTCTCGACACAGTACGCACTCCACTAGCTACAGCCTTTGCTAATGTTGCAGGCAATGTCTACGCCTATGTTCCCGAGGCTCCTATGGTGCCATTCGTAGTGACAGTCCCAGATTCTCCTTACCTAGAGTTGGAGACTATTAACAAGTCAACGCTTCATATTAAAATCAATCTTGTAATCTCAGTCGCAGTTGCATATAACAGCAACCCGGCTTCTCTCGATAACCTCGAGCAGCTCGTAATAAGTGTTCTGAAGGTGATCCCAGCAGGGTACACAGTCGGAGCGGTTGAAAAACCAACAGTAACTCAAGTTGGCCCTTCCAATGTATTGGTGGCCGATATCAGAGTTTCTACCTACTATACACAAACAAACTAAAGGAAAATAATATGGCAACCGTAGTAATCACAGGGCGCGATATTTCTCTATCTTTCACAGGTGGAACAGATATCGAGGCACAAGCAACTAGCGCAGTCCTAACAAAGACTAAC